TTTCCAGAGGTCGTTACGGAGATAGAATGGGTATGTGGAACGGGCCGGTGAACGAGCACGTCACGGCAGACCTTTTCATAAGGACTGTTTTTGGCGAAGCGAATGCCCTTCATTTTCAGCTCGCCACAATGCTTGAGTCTCGAAATCTCAAAGTCGAGCCGCTTGTTGGCGAGATGTTGTTTTTGGATCGCAATCTGCGTATCGACTGCTTCTTTACAGCGATTCTGCAAGCTTTGATCTAACGGGATGGTTGCTTGAATTGACAGACCCACATTCCAGTTGTGGCTGTCCTTTTGTCCTGTGCGCGTGTCTTTGTAGAAGAGGACATCGCCTGGGTTATCCAGACGACCATCGTCATCCAGATCAGAAAGGTCATAGACCGGATCTTTATAGCTGTACTCGTAAGGCAGACCCCATGATTTAGTGCGGTTGAGGTACGGCGTGACAGTCAGTGTTGGACCTTGGCACTGAATGTTGCCGCCATAGGTGTTGGTGATTGCTGAGCCTTGAAGGATCTGCACAGCTTGATTAGACACCGACCCAGACGATGTGGCAGTTGGAGATGCGGTTGCAGAAATACCACCAACGTCTTGAGCGTTGACTGGAGCGGTGGCAATTATTCCGAGAAGGAGGAAACCGTATCGGTAACGCTTGTAATTTCGGTGGTGCGCTGAATAGTGGTTATGTTCGACAAGCCCGGTCCCTTCAGGCTTTCGACGAACTGAAAGGCTTCTCCAGGTTTGACGATTGACCAGTTGGGTCGTTCTCCTAAGGAGGTCCATCCGTTGACCGTTGTGGTGGAGACGGGGTTGATTGGTCCGTCTGGTGTGATATTTACACCGCTAGCACTGTATTCAAACCCTGTTGAATAGTTCTCACTGACAATCGTTTCAGTGACCTTGCTGGTTGTTTCCGTATGGGACGTCATTGTGCCCTGCGTAAATTGAGGCACGATTGGCGCTGCTGTCGCTGGAGCGGATAACAACAGCAGCGCTAGCCAACGCATCATTCAATTTCCAGACTCAGAACCACTTGTCCTGTTGCAGTAGTTCCGGCTCCACCAGCAGTGATTGTCATTGCGCCATCAGAGGCGATCGTGCCAGCAAGGCTTCCAGCCACGCCACCTGAAGTTGTGGTGGTGTTGCCCAGCATGGGAAGTGAGGTGACGACACCGCTGCTCACGGAAGTATTGCTTGGTGTGGCATCGCCTTCGATGTAGGACTCGCTGTAGGAGAAGGCGTCTCCCGCTGTTGTGATGCTGTAGGCACCTGGCGTATAGCCCACAGCAGAACCAGCAGTGAGAGTCCCGAGGACAGGAGCAGTATCCAGAGTGACGTTGCTACCGCTGACAGCAAGAGTGCTGCCAATTCGTGAGGCTTGGGAAGCAGCGCCATCTACCTGAAGTTGGACAGAGGACTGAATTTTGTGGGTGATGTCTGCCT